TGACGCAAGGCAAGCCTCCTTTTCCTGAAAGTCTTTAAAATAATAAAAGGTGTACTTTATTCCCTCCCAGCATGGCATAAGCTACACGAGGCGTACCGTTTACCGCCTAACGTGTTGACAGTACGTACAACTACGTAACGGATGTACCCGCTAAGTACACCATGCGTACACCCTTGTCAAGTACTATTTAACAAAAAGATTATATATGTAATTAGTACTGGACAACATAGAGCATATTTGGTATAGTATATGTAACCGTATCAAGTGTACCGTAAAACCAACATGAGCAAAATACACCCCCCTTGCTTCGGGGGTTTTTTTATGCCCCAGCGTACAGTATACTATGGGTACCATGCCAAAGCCCGCCCCGTTTGTCCCGCACTCCGCCAAAGTTAAACTAGCTGCCCTAGTAGGTGCGGACTACAACCCACGTAAAATTGTACAAAAAGACTTGGACAAGTTGGCGGATAGCTTGCGCAAGTTTGGTACCCTGCAACCTATCACCGTTAATCAGCGTACGGGTAGGGTAGTAGGAGGACACCAAAGGCTAAAGGCGTACGCACAGTTAGGGTTGGACACCGTGGACGTATGGTACGTCAGCCTATCAGACGTGGAAGAGAAGACCGCTAACCTTGCACTTAACAACATGGCCGGTACATGGGACGATGACCCACTAAAAGCCCTACTACTTGAGCTTAAAGATGAGGGGATGAACCTAGACTTTACAGGCTTTCACAGTACCGAGCTTAACGACTTTCTAAAAGACATTCCCGAAATAGACTTCGACGCCATCGATAAGCTAGCAGGGGACAGCCCCGCCTCCTCCTCCGCCCCCGTTACCCCCACCACCTCCACGGCTAACGTAGGGGAGGGCGAAGCCCAGGAGGAAGTTAAGAGTACTAAGACGTACATGATTACAGCCGTGGTAGGGCAAGAGGACTACTTGCTATGGGAGCGGATGAAAAAGCAAGTAGGGCTTACCACCGACAGGGCGATGATACAAAGACTTATACAGCCACTGCCAACGGCTAAACCATGATGTATACTACTAGGTACTATGCTAAAACCCTACCTAGGCGAGTTCCTAATATCCCCTATACCTCTAGAGCTATCATTAAACTACTGTTCTCACAAGTGCGCCTATTGCTTCGCTAACTTAAACAAGCCCGACCGCAAGGCAGACCTTACGCAAATTACAAATCTAATTGTAGATTGCGAAAATAGGGAGACGACAGAAGCGAAGTTATTGGCGGCGAGGTACCCAGTACTAATCTCCAACAAGGTGGATGGGTTCGCACACAGCAACTACAAAGAGACCATTAAAATACTTGAACTATTGCAAGCTAAGGGCGTACCAGTTGCGTTCCAGACAAAGGGAGGCAAAGGGATTGATGACGCCTTAAAGCTCATAGGACCGTCAGCGTGGTACATCTCTATGGGCTTTAACGATGATGAGAAGCGGAAGAAGATTGAACCAGGCGCACCCTGCATGGAGGACAGGTACAAGCTTGCAGAATTACTAATCAGCAAGGGACATTATGTATCCGTAGGTATCAACCCTATTATTCCAGAGTGGTTGCCAGATTATAAATATCTTGTAGACCGTTGCATGTCTATTGGTGTTAAATCCTTTTGGCTATCGACTTTACACCTTAATAACAACCAGACACGCAAGATGTCGCAACGTGAGAAAGATAACCTTACGCCCGAGGTTATTAGTAAGGCGTACAAGCATACAACAGATACTGTATGGCACCGCCATTGGTTAGCAGCGTGTGACTACATCCGTTCAGTTAAAGGGTCCGTTTACTATGGAGGGTACCCAACGTCAAGTACTTATTGGGACGCTTACACAGCTTTGTATCCTAAGTTATTCCCTACGCTACAGGGGTTCATTAATAAGCTATCGGCGGCCGGTGCAACACGGGCTACGTTTAAGGACTTTCTAGACTACAACATACCTATGTTGCCTAAAATTAAAGTCAGCGGACGTGACTACCTAGGAGCATTCGACCCCGAGATGAACGCAGCTTACGACCTATCCAAGTGCGACACCTACGCCCGTGTACTTGCAATGTTCTGGGACGAAGAGGATTTCTATAAGTGTCCCGCCCGAAACTTTGCATTTGATTACATAGATGTTGATGAGGATAATATACTACGTGACGAGCGAGACATGCCCATATTTAGTTTCAATCCAAAGTACGTGTATACTTAATTTACAAACACAGCGTTTTTAGGAAACATAACAATTAACTAACTATATATATGGCAGACTCAAATCGTGGTTCAAGCAAAAGCAAATCAGGCAAAGGCAAAAAGGGCGGGAAGTCCGGCTCTAAGGGCGGCAAACGTAAGTAACCCCAGCCAGTAAGTTCACAAACCCCTAGGCTAAACCCCTAGGGGTTTTTTATGTACGCATGACTAGGTGTATGACGCAAGTAGAATTAGCCGAGAAGCTAGGTTGCTCTAAGCAACTTATCAACAAGTACAAGAACGAGGGTATGCCCGTAGGTAGTTATGAGGCAGCGGCAGAGTGGTACAAGATAAACGTACCAAATGGAAAAGCTAACACTACGAGTGAAGCCGTGGGTACTGCACCACATCCAGAGGCTAAGAAGATAACCGATGATCTACACGCCAGCCTACGCAAGGACGGTACAGAGGGACTGTTGGCACGTATCACGCAACGTGAGAAGTGGTTATTTAATCAGTTGGCTACAGCCATGCAAAAGGGGGAACACTCCACCGCACTGGTACTAGCCCGTGACCACGCTAACGCGGGTAAGCTACTGTTAGAGTTAGAGGAGCGGGCAAAGGCTATCATGCGAGACGATGGCAGGCTTATTGAAGTGGAGCAAGCCAAGCAGTTAATGATACAAATATTCGGCGTAGTACGTTCACAGTTCGAGTATGTACCTATCGAGTACGGGCACAAGGTTAACCCCAAAGACCCCGCAGCAGGGGAGGAGCTACTACGTGACGTAACTAATTCAGTTATCAACGCAATATCTAAGGAGTTGGAGAAACTATGAAAGCTATTGATGTACTAAAGCTATTCATGGTGTCGATGTTTGCCCTACGCAAATGGCCGAAAGTCAGCGAGTGGGTTCCTAAGAATATGTGGATACCTAAGATGGCAGGACGTAAGCCAGCCTTTTGGAGCCTTGCACGTAACCCCGCCTTTGCGGAAATCTTAGATACTTTTACTGACAGGCGTGTTAAGTACGTGTATCTTTGCTTTGGTACCCAGCTAGGTAAGACTACGTTGTTATTTGCTATCCTGCTTTATAACATCGTCTATCGAAAGTATAATTCGCTTTGGATTTTCCCTAACAAAGAAGACGGCGTGTTTCTATCCGAGACCAGGTGGCGTCCGTTGTTGGAGTCATGCAAGCCAGCGTTTGCCGAGTTGCTTAGTACACGTGGAGCTAACAACCAAGACCGCCAGCTTTTCATAGATTGCTTTATTCGCTTCGTAGGTAGCTTTGGTAAGACAGGCGTACAGTCTACCCCAGCCGAGCTATTACTATTCGATGAGGTGGATAACCTAGCTATGGGTAAGGTACGAGACGGCGAGGTTAGTACAGGTGCATTAGTGGCAGGTACTGAACGCCTAAAGGACAGTCCCGATGGTAAGGCGTACTACAGCGGTTCGCCTAAGTCGCCTAACGGTGCAATCTGGACAGGGTTAGAGTCCAGCGATTGGCGGGTATTCTACATGCCTAGCCCTCACGCACCCGATAAAGAGTGGATAACTTTCGAGTGGGGCAGCCCAGAGACTAAGGGTGGTATTAAGTGGAGTCCAGACGCTAAAGACCCAGTAACGGGGGAGTGGGATATATCCAAAGTTATTGAAACATGTTACTACGCATGCCCGCACACAGGGCTACCGATTACGACAGCACATAAACAAGTGATGTTACGCAAGGGCAAGTGGGTATCTACTAACCCGAAAGCCGACCCAGAAAAGCGGGGGTACCAGATGAGCAGCTTATATGCAGCCGACTACCCGTGGGAAAAGATAACCCGTGAGTACTTTAACAAGCGGTCACAGCCAGGCGGACTAATTCAGTTTATTAATGGTTGGCTAGCCGAGCCGTACCGTCCCAAAGCACAACACGTAAGCGATGAACTTTTAATCCTACGCAGCAAGGAGGAGAAAGACGGCGAGGGCAACGTGACCTTTAAGCCGTACCTACGTGGTACGATCAAGGGCAACGCCCGTATTCTTATGGGTGTAGACGTACAGATGAATCACTTGTGGTTCGTGGTACGTGGGCATGACGCAGACTTTAAGACCAGCTACTTAATTGATTATGGTATGGTGGGACACTTTGACGACCTTGACCCTATCTACAAAAAGTACCAAGTCAGCGGGCTAATTATAGACACGGGACATAGAGCCAAGGAAACGTTACGTGCGATATACGAGCGCCGCAAGTTAGGATATAACTGGTTCGGTGTTAAGGGTTACGGTGTTAAGTCGCAAGGTGCAATGAAAGATGATGTGTTCATACGACCCAACAAAGGCGACCCGTTTATGATGACGCCTAATGCAGGCAAGGTAACCGTACCCGTGTTAGACAGCAATAACCCGCACTGGTACGAAAACTACTTTAAGCTTCGTAACGGTTCGCTACCTGGTTGGCACTTACCGCATGATGTATGCCAAGAGTACATGAAGCAAGCCATGAACGTACGCAGCGAAGAAAAGGTAGACGAGCGAGGCAACAAGTCGACAGACATAGCAATTAAGGGAGATGACCACATGCCAGATTGCGAGCGTTACGAATGCCTACTAGCTTCGTACTTGAATATATGGGGACGCCAGTACGTACCTACCACTGAAGAGGTGGCACAAGCCCAGCCAGCCAAGAAGAAGCCACGTATACGGTTTAGCTAATTGTATGGCTAAGGTAACTATCGAGTGCAACCAACAGGGCTTTCAGCGTGCCGTCTATGGCATTGCGAAAGCTACCAAGACTAATGCCCGTACGGTTTTAAAGAAAGAAGTGGGTGCGATATTGAAAAAGACGGTGGAGTATGTACGTGTTGCCAAGGCGTCCAAAATACGTGAGACATGGCAGGGGTACAAGTACTGGTTAGATTATGGTATATCGTCCAACGGACAGACGGGGACGCTTCGTACACGTAAGAATGAAAAGTTATTCCGTGGTCAGCAGGGAGTAGCTAAACTAGATGTAACCATTATGTCCCCGAGTGGCAGCCTACGAAACAAGGGTAGTAGTGGGTGGGGTGACAATGACTTCGCCTACGACATACGAGCTAACAAGTGGTACAAGATGACATGGCTTATGGATAATAAGTTATGGGCGCGTATTAAGAGTACTATGGCGTTACGCAGCGAGCGTAGTAAGTGGTTCACTGAACAAATGCAAGCCCGCCTAGGTGCCGTGTTCCTTGCCGCCCAAAGTTGGTACCGTATCGGGCTTAAAACAGGGCTACTACAGTCTACCGATGTTAACCCTAAGATAGCCGCAGCTGTTAGTTCTGGTAGGTTCAAGCACTATGACAGTTCGGGTGGCGTGGTGGAGTTCAGTAAGTTATTTAGCTATGGGTTCCAAATCCGATTTCACGATGACAGGCTTATACAAAAGGCAAATGCCAGCAAAGCTTTCTGGTGGGCGCGCAATACCCGCATAAAGTACTTTCAGCAAAACCTACGCCACGGGGTGTTCAAGGATATAGCCGAAGCTAAGAAGCGGTACAAGTTATGAAATGCGAACTCGAGTTCGCATTTTGACATACAGCTAGGTGTATGCCTATTGAAATAACAGCCCGTAAAACTCCAAGGGAGCAACTTGCCGAGTGGGAAGCAGAATTAGTAATCGTCAAGCGTGCTATAGCCATTATTGACCAAGCGGGACAAAGCTTCGGAGATGGTGCAACTAACCAAAGTTTCGCCGAGTTAGAGAAGTACGCCCAGCGTAGGGAGCAACTAGAGATGTTTATTGATAACTACAAGTCCCGCATTGAGGCAGGGGAAACAGGTACAACTACCCGCACCCGCAGGCAGAACAAGCAGACCATACGATTAGTAACGTCCGATAGTGAGACAAACCAAGGAGGATACAGCAATGGCTACCTCTACTAATTACGGACGCCTAAGCCGAGCACGCCCGCCCGAGGTGTACGATACAAAGGGCTTTATGGAGTTTGTCGGCGGGAGTGGTAACGGTACCAGCTTTTCCGCAGGGGCAGCCAAGTCTAGTTCTACTAACGACAAGTCACGTGATTGGGCAGACGCAGATAGCTATTCATTCCTAGGTAACTCTACCTTTCAGCGTTCCCGTATCGTCCGCCGTTGTCGTTGGTTCGAGTTAAACAGTGCCTTTTGTGCCGCTATTGTTGAGGGGTACGCAGCCGAGATAGGCACCCCCGTATTGTCCGTACAGACAGATGACGAAGCGTACAATGACGCCGCCGAAATTGGATGGTATAAGTTTAAGGATAACGCCGAGAAAACAGGGTTAACATTAGACGAAGACTTATACAACAAGTCGAAAGAGAACTTAAAAGCAGGAGGCAGTTTCAGCGTACTCTATGCCGACACGCTACAGTACCTTTCTATTCCGTCAGAATTTTGCGGGAGTGTATTTTCCCCGGAAAACCCTAACGAGAGTAACGGCGTAATCAAGGACAACTCAGGGCGGGTAACTCATTATCGTTTCTGCATGCCGGACAAATCGGGTTACCTAGACTTTGCTAATAACTCCGTACTAGTGCCAGCCGACATAGTGCTACACGTACTAGACCGTACCCGCATGTTAGGCAACCGTGAACGTTCATGGCTTACCCAAGCCTTGCCAGTAATTAAAGACCATGATGACGTAGAGCAAGCTAAGGTTATCAAGGTTAAGCAGGCTACGTTTCTTTGCATAGTCAAATCCCCACCGCCCAGCGTACTATCTCATGACTTAGGGAGCACGAAACTACCGAGTACCCCTATCATGAATCCAGACAAGCCTTTGGATGATGACGAAAACGCAGATAGCGAAGATGATGTAGACGTAATCGTTCCAGGCGAACAGCGTATTGTTCATGCCGAGGGTAAGTACGAAATGTTTGAGCCTAGCCACAACATTACCGACTACAAAGAGTTCAAGAACTTACTGGTTGATAGTGCCCTTTCCACTATTCAGCTACCCCCGCAGGTAGTCATTACCACGTTCCGTGAGGACAATTATTCGTCCGCCCGTGCAACCCGTAACACATGGGAGATTCGCCGCCGCCGTGACCACCAAATACTTCGTACACGTTTCTTGTACCCGCTATTCAAGTGGTTCCGTGAGAACGCCGAGAAGCTAGGTATAATTCCAAAATGTCCAAAAGGGCAAGAGGATAACTTCGAGTTTATATATCCTATTGCCCCAGCTATCGACCCACAAAAGGACACAGCTACGTCTATTGCCCGTCTAGCAGGTGGTATCAGTTCCATTCAAGAAGAACATGCACTACTAGGCAAAGACACCCGTGTAGTTTGGCGTCTACGAGCACAGGCACTAGCCCTAGCACGTGACCTAGGCATAGAGTACAACGTTAACCCGGACGCTATCCGCAGCGAGTCTACTCCTAACGGTGTTGTACCGTTACTTGCACCCGACCCAAAGGCTACGAAGCCAGGGAAACCAGCGTACAAACCAGACGAAGCAACTTAACCCACATCCCCTTATATGAGCAAACTATTACGATTCGCAAGCGAGCAGCCCGGCAACAAGTCTAACGTAGACCGTACCAATGGCAAACTAAACAACGTTGTTATTATCCAAGTTGGGTTAGCCAAGGGACATGAAGTTAACGTTATTCCCGAGAGCCTAACCGCCTTTATGTCCGTAGTAAAGACACAGCTTAAGTCTTTCCTTACCCACGGAGAGTACTACGGAGCCGACCGTATCGGTGAGACCTTAGGCTGGTTCGAGAACTTCCGTATTGTAGGTACGCAGGTACTTGCAGACTTTACCTTTTACCCATCGACCATCGTGGACATGGCAAAAGACGTAGCTAAAATCTTCGACATGGCAGAGCTAACCCCCGGACTTTTCGGTATGAGTATTTCATTTCAAGGTACCGTGGTCCCAGGCGTAGACGGTGCACTTCCCCACATTCTACCTACTGAAATTATCAGTGCCGACTTCGTTAGTGAGCCAGCGGCTACTAATTCTTTATTCTCACGTGTAAGCAAATCCATTGCAGATAAAATCTATGACTTTTCACGAGGCAACGCAGCCGACCCATTAGTTAAAGAGTACTCCGCTTTGCAGAAACAACTTAATGAAGTTAAGGCAGAGTTCACTACGCAGTTCGAGGCGTTAAAGACTTCGCATGCTACCGAGCTTTCCACACTGAAAGCTACCCATGCGACCGAAAAAACAGAGCTAGCTACCAAGGTTACCACTCTAGAAACTGAAGTTACACGCCTACGTACGGTACGTGCCGAGCTATCCGCAGCTACTATTAAAGTACCGTTGCCCGACCTAACGACTACGGTAACGAATATCAAAAATCCGTTCAGCAAGAAAGATTATAACCTTACCGAACAATCCTTGTTGTTCCTTTCCGACCGTCCCCTTGCACTGCAACTTAAGCAAGCCGCAGCATTAGAGAATAAGTAATCTAAGTACTAGTTTAACCTACTACACGCCCCGCATAATTTACATGCGGGGCGTTGTATTATGGCAACCGTAACAAGAAATGATATCGCTTCCTTATTCCAGCCCGAGACAGCAATCCCAGGCTTAGCCGAAAAGGCAATCAAGGGTTCAACCCTCTTAACATCGCCCGCAGTTGTTCGTGATGCAACCTTTGACGCAGCCCTTAACGGTGGTTCAGTTGCCATCAAGGTTCCGTTCTTCCAGTCTTTCCGTAAGACGGACCAAATCCAAGTCGAGGATACCGCGCCTGACGTTGGCAAGGTCACGCAAGCTATCCAAATCGCACCCCGCCTCCAGCGTGTAGTCGGTGCCGGTAAGTCCTCACTTGCCCGTGCGTACACCATGAAAGGTTCCGACCCATTGGATTACATCCTTACCCAGCTTGCAGATAACCGCAACTACAACCGCCAAGTACTATTGCTTGCAATGCTTGATGGTCTTTTTGCCACAGCGTTCTCAGCTCTCAAAGTTTCTAACTTTAGCGAGACCCTGAACACCACATCCACTAACTTTATCGACAGTGCGATGATTACAAATGCTATCGCCCTCTTAGGAGAAGCCAGCGCACGTATCGCTACGGGTGGCGTAATCTGGATGCACCCTGATATTCAAGCCGCACTCCGCAACCAAGACGCTAACGACTTCGTTGTTCAGTCCAGCGGTGCAGTAACCCTCTCCACCTGGCGTGGATTGACCATCTACTTGAGCGAAGACCTCAAGCGGGCTGGTACAACTTCGGGATACGTCTACACCACGTACCTCCTAGCACCTGGTGTTATCGCAGTCGGCGACATGCCACAGACCAACACCCCGGGCGACAGTGCCAGCCTCTTGGTTGAGTCCCTCGCCTCCACAAACAGCGTAGACATCTACGACCGTACCGACTTCTTCGTCCACGTCAATGGTGCAAAATGGGTAGGTACCGCCGCAGGTACAACCCCCACGAACGCAGAGCTTGCTACAGCAGGCAACTGGAACTCCGCCTTTGCTAACGTAAAGAGCGTAGGCGTAGTCTCTATCAAGACCAACGGCTAATCAGTTGGCTAGGTAAACAATAAACTAACTACCCACTGGCTAGGTAAACAATAAACTAACTACCCACTACCATGGCACTCAAAAAAGGTCAAGTTTCTACATCTAACGCCAATGCGGCAATTGCCGCAGCGGTGGCGGATTATCAGCCCAAGACAGGTAACACTTACACAGTGTCTACCTTGCCCGCAGCAGCTTCTAATGTAGGTCGTGTAGTGTACGTTTCCAATGGCAGTGCAGGTTCGCCTTGCGCCGCTATTAGTAACGGTACCGTCTACAAAGTAATCGCCCTAGGTGCTACCGTAGCAGCCAGCTAACTAACAGGTTTCATAACGTAACTAAACACTACTCGCAAGGGTGGTGTTTTTTTACGCCCTGTTTATTGTGTATACTAGTACTACCTATGAAGAAAACGCAATCACTTCCCGCCACTATTAAAGTACCAGCCGTTACGCAGTCCGCCCCTGATGACCTAGTACCCATGACCCCCGCACCCGTAGAAGTACCCACCAAATCCGCCGCAGAGCTACACAACGAAGCTATGTTAGCTATCCGTACAGCCCAGAAACAAAAGCAAGATGAAGTACGACTTCGTAGAATGGTACAATCACGTAAGCCTTTCCACATGGTAGTATCCACAGAGGACGCCGTTAAGTTTGCCGAGTCTTTGGTTAAGGCAGGCAGCCACGCTAACATCACTATTAAGCAAGCCTAATGCCTTTCACGTACACAAGTTTAGACCGTACCGCAGCTACCGAAGCACGTAGGGGTATGATACACCTACGTCCCTTAACGGTGCGGTTTATGGACCGTGATTTAGTCGATGATGAGTACGTAACGTGCACAGGTAAGACAGGTGCGATAAGCAAGCAGTCAGCGTTTAACCAACAAGGTGAAATGCTACAGTCGCAGTTCGACCTTGACCTCATTGACTTAACAAATGGACCCGTGCTTAATGAGGATATCGAGATAGAACACACAGCTAACGTATGGACCCCGTACCGTATCATAGACGTTAAGCCTGGTAACCTAGGCGACTACTGGACGGTTACTGTAACTATCAGAAACCCTAGTGAAGACCTAGTAGAACCCCTATGAGCCAAGCACCCACAGAACTAGTACTACTTAACTTTGAGCATAACTTAGAGGCAGCGTTAAAGCGTCTACTGGTTGCCAAGGGCTTACCGGTTTTTATCACTACGGACAACGCTACACTACCAGACAGCCACATAGAAGTATCTGTTACAGTCAACGAAGCGGCAGAGCAGGGGTACGATAACGTAGCAGGGTTAGAGTGGACTACGTATAACGCTAACCTACAGGTGCAGATACAGACCGACCGCAAGGCGGACGCAGTACTAACCGCCCACGAGTTAGCCAGCCGTCACAACGAGTGGAAAGCCAAGGTACGCCAGACACTTCTAATACGTAACCTAGGCGATTGGGGTGACTCTAGCAAGGGCAACCTTAAATACTACGAAGTGGTTATGATTAAACCAGAGGGTACGCCTAGGCAGATTATCAGCAATGAGAAAAAGGCTATTGAAGTCAGTACGCTCACGTACCGTATTCTATTCACGTACGACAAGGACGCTTTACCAGCGTTAGCATAATTTACCTTGCCATGTTTGTACTATGGCAACTACTAAAGGCAAATTAGCTTACGGCGGGATTTTAGCAACTATCAACAGCGTGGCAGGATACGTCCTGCAAAACATCTCCCACAAGGACGATGCCGACACAATGAAAGGTTATGATGAAGCGGGCAAACTTAACGGCGTAATCATTGCCGAAAAAGAAAAATCACTTTCGTGCGACTGCGTAACCAATGACGCTACTAACGTACGTCCTCCATTAGGTTCTACCGTTGCCTTTGCCTACGAGGGATACAACGTTAAGTACCTTGTTACCAGCGTTGGTACCGACCAAAGCGGGGACAAGCTTGTTACCCGTAAGCTAGACTTGATTATAGACCCGACGTGGACACCCACAGCCGTGACATAATCGCTTAAATAAAAGAAATACGTTTCTAAGCCCGTAACCTCTAAATGGGGTGTACGGGCTTTCTTTTGCATGGATTTAACAAAGTTCACTACCTTAGAGGAGTTTGATACAGCCTTAATGGAAGCTAAGCAGAGCGAATACGTAGCCCGTGAGGACTGTTACACTATAGACCGCAAGGACATTGGGGGTATATGGGTGAAGCCTTTGACCCTACGCATGTACACAACCTTACAGCGTACTAACAACATTATACTTAAAGGCAGGTACACACCTGCCGACCTCATAAACTTTCTCTTTATTTGCCATGTAGACAGCGGTGTATCGCTAAACAAAGCCGAGCATGAACGCATTATTAACCAGGTACGTAATCAGGTTAAGAACTGGTTAGAAGTGAAGACTGATTTAGCTATGGCTAAACTATGCCTGCAACACTACCACGAGGCTATGTTAGATTCAGGGTACAGCCTGCAAGCTAGCAAAGATAATGTGACTAACGTAGTACCTAAGGTTAACGTTTCCTCTACCGCCCGTATAGTCTTTGCCCTTGCCAAGGAGTTTGGTTGGTCCACCGAGTATATCTTAGAACGTCCACTATCCGAGGTATGGCAGTACATGAGGCAGATTGCCTACGAAGCTTCGTGCAGTTCAGCCGACCTAGCCTATTCCGAGGAGAACGAAAGCGATGAAATACTATCCGCCTTGTTGGCTTTCGTAAAGGCACAAAGTACACCACCCACCTCTTGATATGGCAGACGATGGCAAAATTAATACGGTAATATCCCTAGATTCCGCAGCGTTCATGAAGGAGACGGAGCGTGTTGTGCAGGATACCATGGCTAAGGCACGCCGTATCGAGGCGGTACAGAAGCTTATGGGTGCCGAGCAGGCAGCCCGCCAGGAGAAAAGCAAGTCATGGTTACAAAAGGGTATGGGTTCTATTGGCTCCATGGTAGGCGGGTTAACGGCTTTTTCAGCCATGCAAACCGCCATAGCCGTAGTACGTGAGCAGTTAGAAAAGGCGTTAGAGTTTGCAAATGTCATTAACGATACCGTGGATAACTTAAAGGTTGGTTCAGGGTTCGTGCAAAAGTTCAGCGGGTACATGAAAGAGTTTGGCGTATCGAGTGAAGAAAGTACTGGTATGATGTACAAATTTAACGATGCCATAGGTGACGCCGCCAAGGACAGTAACAGCGAGGCAGCCAAAACGTTTGCAAAGCTAGGTGTTAGTATTCGTGACGCTTCGGGTGAAGTACGTTCCATGGAGGATGTCATGCCCGAGTTCCAGAACGCACTAAGTGGTATAGAAAGCCCCGCAGAGCGACAAGCAGCTGTACTAATGGCATTTGGCAAAGCGGGCAGGGGTGCGATTGATGGACTGTCGCAGTCTTTCGAGAACTTAAAGGAGAAACAAAGTAAGGTTACGTTACTAGATGACGGACAGCTACAGGCATTAGACCGTGTTAAGAAAGCCAAGGATTTAGCCATGGGGCAGACCTCCGCACGCCTTGCGGGTATGATGGGTAACCTGGTTAACTTCGTTACCGACCCTATGGCACTCATAGGCATTAAAGGTATTACAGGACAAGACAACAGCGTAGCGGGTATGAACAAGCGTATAGCCGATAATATCGCTAAATCCGAAGCCAAGGACGCACGAGAGGCAGCGTACAAGGCTACCCGTGGTTCGTTTTTAACCGACCTTACGAGCATTACTGCAAGCCCCGATATGCCCAAGATGGAGGCTACACGTAAGAAGCTAACTGAAGACCTAGCTAAGTACCACAAGGAAGTGAAAGGCATGTACGAAGCAGGAGCCAGCGAGGCAGAGTATGGCAAGAAGCGTGCGGAGTTGGCACCAAAGATATTGGCGACACAGAACGCAATAGCCGAGAACGACCGTGAGTACATTAAGTCACAGCGTGACCTTACTAAGAACGTTAACAAATGGGTTAAGGACCAAGCAGAAGTCTTTACAAAGAATAAACGTGAGCATGACCGCCACCTAGACGACTTGAAGGAAAGCAACCGACTATCCGAGCGTGCAGCCAAGAAAGAAAACTTAAGTTCCACCCTAGAACGTGATAAGCTATTGTCCAAAGCCAAAGACCTAGGCGTAGGTACAGGCAATGCGGGGTATGGTTCAGCCTTAAAGGATAAGACCGTAGCCGAGTTGGACGGCATGCTAGAGACCATGCGTAACACACTACCAGAGTCCGAGCGTTGGAAAATACTAGACGATGAGAGGTACCAGACGTTGCAGAGCTTACGAGATGTACAAGAGAAATTGCTTGAGACAGCCACCGCTAAAACACGTACCGAACAAAAACAACTACAGGAAGATGAGGCGTATAAAGAACAACTAGCTAAAAGCAAAGAAACATCGCTAGAACAAGCCATGGAGTTTGCCAAGACAGCCAAGGAAAACGGGCTATCATTGGGCGGTACACGCCTTGCGAACTATGCCGACCGCTTAGCACAAGCTTCGATGACACGGGAGAACTCATACGGTACTGATAAACAATTATTAGAACAACGTGGTACTAACAAGTTACTAGAAGTAGTAGCGACAGCCACCACACAACTAGCGGAGGCTACGAAAGAATAATGATATTATATTCAACACTGGATTATTCCACCCCACAACGTCACGGACCCTTGCAGTACCGCCGTCCGTTCCCCGAGGAACTACCTAACCTATGCGTAGCCATTGAAACCGTATGGGTTAAATGGGAGAACTTCCCCGAGGCTATGCTTCGCCCAGGCACTACGCTAGATGGCATTACATCGAGTTATGGACCATATTACCTACTTTATGAGGGTGAGCCTACCCCCCTAGGTTCGGGTATATGCAGTTACGAGCGTTGGTACATGCCACGTCCGCCTACTTTCGTACAAGATACGAGCTATAACTTCGACTTGCCAGGTATCAGTTCCAGCCTAGGAGACGCCTACACGGTGCAAACCACGGCGACAAACCTAGTGTATTACAAGAACTTTAACGATGGTTCCATACTATCCGCCCCGCAGATGACAGCCTTAGTGCAATCTATGCAACGTCTAGCACGTGACCCGATGACAGACTTAGTAAGCGGGTTCTTACGTCATGAATTTTGGGTAGTAGAAGTAAACGAGTTTCAAGGTGACCCGTTCAACGGCACCACCCCAGACCCAGTACTAGTACGCAGCGTGCAAGATGTGGACGTATGCCCAAAGTTTCGTATTAAGGATAGCACAGGAAAGATAACTACGAGCCTTACGCCTACTACCGTACCGACACAAGCCCAGTACGCTACTTACATTAACGATGGTACGCCTTTGGTTGCCGAGCAGTCGAAGCGTTCATATGCTAACATATTAGGTAAGACTTGCCCCAGCCTAGTAACCCGACAAACTATATTCGTACCTGCACAATGATTAATCTAGAGAAACTACGTGCCCACCGTGGCGAATACATATTCGTTAAGAAATCCGACTGGTTGGAAATCGTGGAGCGGTACGAGCAGTTACGTAACGCACTCATTGTAGACAGCACGGGCAAGGTAATTGGCAAGGTAGTAGCGAGTGACAGTAACATAACCTTAGTACTAAACCCAGATGTATGATAGCCAAAACACGCGACTTATTGAAACTTGCGAGGCAGTACAGCCTTTGGGATAACTTTTCGGCGAAGCAAAACGGCGTTAGTGTAGGTAAGCTAGTGTTTGCAAGTGCCAAGGCTACCTTTATATTAGACCTTGCCAAGGCGATTGTGGAAAGCTTTGGTCCATGGAAATGGAATCCGACAGACCTATGGGTACGAGTTAAACAGGCACGCATTGAGCGGATAGGTGACCTGCTGTATATCACTGGACTTTGGAAAAACTTTACAGGAGCTAACTACGCTTACCAAGCGATTACAAACCTAGACGGTGCGTTACAGGCAGGTACATTAACTAACACGAGCTTTAAGAACATATACAGCGTACCAGCCTACTACCCTACAACCGCCGAGGTTAATAAGCTAGCACTACGTACCGTTAAGATTGGCACCCAGCGGTACGGTTACTTGCTGAAAGACACCCAGTATGTGCTACGTTACAACTATGTCGGTTCCCGCATAGCCCCTTTTTTCCCATGCAATGACAATGGAGTACCTACTTCCATGGGCAATATCGCAGCGTGGTACGACTACACACTACCCCCACGGCAGGAGGACTTTTACGATGAGTACGCCGTGAACTTTCCGAAGCTACCCAGTGATTTTGGCATGCATGTGCTAGGCGAGTATGCGTACTACTCCACGAGTGCAGGCGTAGCGTACAAGATTGGCAGTGATGGAGCACCTACAACTAATCCCACTCACACTTACGTTATCAGTGGTTACGTTACATCTTTGTTTCCTAACCAGCCTACTATCGTTGGTGTAAGTGGCAGTTATTTAGTGGGTACATTACTTTCTACTAATACGCATACGGCGAGCATAACCGCAGGTAGTGGAGTACGCACCGAGTCCGCTTTCTTGCAGGTATTGGGACTTTTTAACGCTGACATGTCGCTACATAAAGTTATCAGTACGTGCCATTACAACGCTAGCGGTGCGATTGGAAGCAATTTTAACAAGGTAATTGTGAGCAGCAAGGGTAACATCTATTGGCTCACGAATACGTGGAAGTACAGAGTGCAAGAGGTATGGGTACTGGCTACCGTTGGCTGGCGTCCTAGCGACTTTCCTAACCCGCCTGTAGGCTATTACACAAGTAGCATTAAAGACCGTATCGACTCGGGCGAGCTAGTGGAGTACAACCAAGGTGTTTGGCGATGGGGTATGCAGCAAGGAGCAGACGCCTACGTACTACAACCGTACAGCGTAATTAAAGGTTTTAATGGTGCAGGGGACGCGATACCTAGCTTCGTTTCTCCGAGCTTTGAGTACGACTACACAACGTACCCCTTCAACATTGTGACACTCGCGCCAAATGGTACAGCTAGACGTGCGGGGAGGGTAGTACTTTCAACTCTAGACGATGACGAGGCGGGCAACTTGTACATTGCCGCCTACGGGGTGGACTTTGCCCTTTACGGGCGTTGGTATAGTAACGGTAGTGTAATGTACCCTTATCTTGCCAAATACGCCAGAAACGGGGTACCTTTAGCGTTTGACCATGGTATTACAGGTGCTTTAACAGTGGATAGCGTGTTATGCATAGGTGACAAGGTGTACGTAGGCGGTACCCCCACGAGTGGCGAGGCGTCCCCGTTGCGTAGGCTTAACGCTGCAACTGGCGAGATAGACCCGTACGTACCTTGACAGTTGCAAGGTTAGTATGAAGCAACAGTGGTACATCGACCCGTCCAAGAAACTATTCGTAACCAGCGAGAAAAACCCCGCCCCCGTTACTGTAAATCGTATCCCCTTTGGCAGCGTCATAGACTTAGAGTTGTTTTTCGTATCGGCTTCTAGTCCTATCTATGACTTTTTGGATTGGTCCGCTAATTTGGGTTACGATGTTATTATCTCCGCAGGTATTATCAATGGACGTGCCACAGGTGGTACAGCTACTTTAGGTGGTTCTAGTGCGGTTAACTGCGCCGCCACGGCAGGAGAAGTACAGACAGCCTTAAACGCCGTACTTACCCCGCACGTTGTAACTGTTCGCCAAGCGGACGGCGGGTACTACGTTAAGCACAATGCCATGGGCGTACGTGCCATGCTCACGGGAGATGGTGCTAATTTAACCCCAGCGAGCGAAGTAGTAGTTCGCCCCGTTACTACGGGTGCCGTAGACGCCTACGAAGAAGTATTTATTAGCTACGAGCGTAAGCCGCTAGTCGTTGCAACTACTTTTACCAGCATTGACAATGGACGCAGGGGTACTCTTGCTTTCAATAATACGCCCCTCTACACCTATTTAGGTACTAACAGTAGCGTAACGCTTGCGTTAACCGTTACCGTTGAAACTCCAGACGGATATGTAGACGTACCGATAAACCAAAATATTACTATTACAGCGGGTATCTCCACAAACCCTGGTACTTCGGGTCCCTCTTACCCCTCCGCTTTGACGCTTGAGACAGCCAATAAGAACTTTATACAAAACCGTAGCGACATTACGGGGTTTAGCGGTACAGGTGATGAGTATTTAGATGGTATCGCAACCGTAGCCCTACAGCTTAACACTAAGCTATCTTTCGCCACGGTGGACGGTACCGAGTACCTAGCAACGTTAAAGTTTGGCACAAATACTGAATCACTAGTCGCACCTATAATCGTCTTACCCGATGATTATAACGCCTCCACAAATGCCAAGTATTGGAAAGTTAACACCACTAAAGGTGACACAGGTGCCACAGGTGCAGCGGGTGCTGATGGCATAGACGGTGACGATGGTGCGAATGGTGCAAACGGTACCAACGGTGATGACGGCAAGACGCTCACAGCCTCCGCAATAGACCCTGTAGGAGGAGACGGCGTAGACGGTGACGTACATATTAATACCGATACAAAAGATGTGTTTAAGAAGACAGCTGGTACATGGGTTTTACTCGACAATATCAGTGGGGGTCCCGCAGGTGCGGCAGCCTTATTCACATCTGGGTCCACAGCACCCGCAGATATCGATGGTGAGGATGGTTACGCTTACCTACGCACAACTAACAACGACTTTTACATTAAGGTTAGCGGTTCATGGGGTAGCCCAATAGGCAACCTCACAGGTGGCACAGGTCCCACAGGTACACGAGGTAGCAAGTGGTACAGCGGAAGCGGTGCACCTGGCACTATCAGTGGAAGTGCAGACGGCGACTTATATTTACGCACAAGTAACAACGCATTGTACGAAAAGGCTTCTGGTTCATGGGGCAGCCCTATTGCCAACATCAGCGGTGCAAGCGGTAACCAAATTCGCGTAGGTACTGGCGTTCCAAGTGACCTAATAGGCAGCGATGGCGACATATACATTAACGACGCAAACGGTGCGATGTACAAAAAGGCTAGTTCCACATGGGGCAGTCCGTTTTTCACAATGTCGATGAGTGGCGGGACCTGGGGAAGTATCACAGGTACACTATCCGCACAAACCGACTTACAGTCAGCCTTAAACGCAAAGGCTGCAACCTCACACACGCACGTTATGGCAGACGTTACAGACGCTGGCAATGCAGCCACGAAGAATGTGGGTACAACAGCGGGTACCGTAGCCGCTGGCGATGACTCCCGTTTTAGTACAACGGCGGGTGACATCTCCACGCACATTGCCGACACCGCAAACCCACATGCAGTAACTAAAACACACGTCGGACTAAGCAACGTTACAAATGACGCACAGCTTAAGTTAGCTGACGCTGGCAATGCCGCTACGAAAAACGTAGGTACAACAGCAGGCACCGTAGCCGCTGGCGATGACGGACGTTTCACGGACACACGTACGCCCACGGATAACACGGTATCCACGGCTAAGGTAGTCGCTAACGCTATTACTAATGCCAAGCTTGCACAGATGGCTAACTACACGATTAAGGGACGTTACACAGCCTCCACGGGTGACGCAGAGGACCTTACACCCGCACAAGCGCGTGCCGTACTGTCGCTTGATATTGAGTGGTTATCCGCAAACCGTACCGTATACGTTGCCACTACGGGTAACGATACAACGGGTGACGGCACCGTAGGTACACCATGGCTGACGATTCAATACGCACTAAATAAACTTTCTAAAATCCATCTTAACGGATATACATATACCGTATCGATTGCAAATGGTACCTACACCACGCAGGCTATTACACTTGTTGACCCTGTAGGTTACGGGGCAGGCGGACGTACGGTGATTAAAGGCGGTAGTGGTACAGCGTCCGATGTTATACTTACAGGAGATAACGTTTCTACGGCGATTTATTCTTACTTCGTAAATAATTACACGATACAAGACGTAACGATTCGTCAAACAGGTACTACGGCTGATTGCATACAGATTGTTTCAAGCTTCGGTATTTGGTACTCAAATATACGCTTCGGGCAGGGTAACGTACAACTACGCGTTACGCAAAACAGCGTGGCACAACAAACCGGCAATTGTGAGAGTTATGAAAACGCACAACGTTGGGTGTACGTAGACGCCCGCTCTTACCTAGTACTTGCCTACCTCACAGCTTTCGGTACACGCACGTACTCCTCACCTGTTGTAGGTGCTAACGATGGAAGCCGCATTTGGGCTGGCTCTATGACTAAGAGCGGTACTGTCACAGGTGCAAGGTACATTGCTACTGGACTAGCCATGATAGACACGAACGGTGGCGGGGCAAGCTTCTTACCGGGTGGAAGTGCGGGCAGCGTAGGTACAACTCCCCCTGGTTACTATTTCTAAACTTTATGGACTACTTAGCATACATAACATCACTTGCACCTGGCGTAACTTTCGAGGGACGAGACTTAGTCGCAGCTTTCCCCACAGACTGCTTCGAGTACGCCTCCACAGACTCACATATTGTCGAGCTACGTGCAGCCCGTACAGCCGTTGCCACTGCACTGGACACGGGGTTAATTGATGAGGGACAAGGAGTCATATATGGACTATGCGACCCTGCACAAACTCACTGGGTAAACATATTCGCGGGGAGGACATTCGTACGCATTTGACGTACGTGATTTTATATGCACCAGATAAAGATACTAGCCGCGTCTATTACAGCCGTCTCGTCCAGCAGTTACACACTTTTTGAATTAGCCATTAAAGGTACTACAGGCATGCTGGGCTTAGGTGCAGGCGTGTTGGGATTCGCCGCAGGGTACTATGCTTTTCGCTCCGCAAAAAAGCGTGACGCTAATGAGGATTTACAGCGTGAGATACTGTTAAAGCAGTTAAACAAATGAAGCTTAACTTACTACTAATCTGTACTTTATTTTTACTTACGGGCTGCGTGAGTACAGGCGTTACGGGTACTAAGTGGTACAACCCGTCTACGTGGTTTACCTCGTCAGTTGCGCGCAAGGTTGAAAAGTTAGAAGTACGTGAGGAGAAGCAAGAAGACGGATTATTGAAAGCTGCACAGACAGAGTCCCACAAAACACAAATCGCGTTGACCAAAGCGAAATACGGCGACCCTGCCGTGGATGTTGCACGGCGTACAAATAACAACGCTGTATCCGCACTAGACGCTGCACTAGGCGTCCCCACCACAGGCGAGACCAGAGCGAACGTTGCACTTGTCGAGGGACTAATTGCAAAGACAGTGGAAGCGGAGAAAGCCCAAGCTAAAGCCGAGGGTAAGTTGGATGTTTTAAGCGAGCAATTAAAAGCCACGCAGGCTGCACTTGTCGCAATGAGTGACGACCGCAAAGCCGAAGCTGCGAAAAATGCGAGCCTTGCAAATGAGTTAAAAAATCTGTACTTTGGAGTGTACGCACTTGTACTACTGGCAATCATTGCAGCGGTGCTGTACGTAGTCTATTGGATTCGATTTAAAGGACTTCTAGGCGTAATGGGTACACTCGTCAAGGATCGCCCAGATGTGGTCACAGATTTAGACGGTGCCATTGCTAGCAGTACTGGCGTTGCAAGGATTATACGTACATTAAGGCACAAATGAAAACGGCAACGCTACTAGTACTCATGCTAGTATGCCATCCGCTAGCCTCTCTAATCGCTTTCTACCTATGGTGGCGGTGGGTTTTTAGACCAGCTCACTTAGCCAGTCATTGAAGTTCTTGTCCCATGGTCCCAGCGGTTCGCCATTTGGTGCGGTTAGGGGTACGTTGTCTTTTACGTAGGGTAACGCCTCGTTGAAGAAATCGCCAAATCTCGTGGAGAATACACGCCCGCCCTGGTAGTGCCTGCAAAAATCCATCTTTGCGTCACAGTACGCTTTCGCCTTATTATCAGCTGAATTAATTGCAAGCTGCGTACGCTCCATGTGGGCTATTACATCTATACGTTTGTGTCTCATGTTATCCAAAAAGTCCCACGGCTACCACGATTACCACGTTGATGGCTGTACACACTAGCAGTCCTTTCAGGTTGCGGTCTATTGCGTAGCAGATAAAGCGAAATGACGACAAGGCGAGTACTAGCAGTACTGCAAGCTGTAGGGCTTCGGTGGGATTAAGAGTGTTCATGGTTCAATTTGTTCGCAGCATGTGCAATGTAACTTTCCGTCTTCGCCCCAAGTTGCGTTCTTGTGCCGTGACGCCATGTCGGATAGTACTAGCTGACCATATAAGGCAAGACACATGGATACAATTAGAAAGGCTAGCAAGAGTTCAGGTGCCCTGCTTGTTGGTTGTTGCATGTACCTATTATACCACACGTACGCCGCATGCTGTACATCGTGTATAATATGGGTACTATGCTAACCTTACTTGCCGTCACTATCACATGCCCAGCGTGGGTGCTACTCCTCCTGCTCACCGTACTAATAATGGGGCGTGTCGTATGGTGTGCCAGCGAAGACAACAGTGTAATAGGAGACTATTTTACTTTCTTACTTGGAATTATTTTGTGTTTGTTACTGTGGGTTGTGTACTTTGCATTTTTCAAGTAACGGCGACCTAGCGTAGACAGCTGTGTACGTCTATCTATTCGATTTAGAGACGTACCATTTGGCAATAGTGACGCGTCGCCGTTAAACAGCGGTGGGCGTTCACGGACGCTTCCGCTACTCGCCTTCGTTTCGTTCGCAGCTCTCTACACTGCGTCTCCGTTGCTCACCGACCGTTCACGTCACGTTCGTCACGCAGACGTTTCCGTGGCTACGCTACTCAACGACTGCAAAGCTTCCTCACGTACCACACCAATAAAGGTTTTTAGATATCGTCCGCTACGCTCTTTGCTTCTTCTAAATCTATCTGCTGTATAACTTGCTTAACCATATACTTCTCCACATCGCTACGTGGCTCTATACCTGCTTTCGTGGCAAGTACTAGTACTTTATGTAGGTCCGCAAGCTCGCAGTAGTACTCGCCATCGTGTTCGCTGCAAGCCACTAGCAGTTTTAGTTGTTTATATATTCTAAAAAGTAGTCCTTTTCTAGCGCTCATAATTACCCAGTCTCTCGCTGGCACGTAATACTTTGGCTCTTTCATCTCGTGCGAAAGTACTAACGCTACGAAGTCTTTCTCGTCCAGCGTTTGTGCACGTACGCCTTTAAGTTCACATGCACGTATCAGTCTTATTAAATCTTCCGTGTCTAGCTCCAAGCCTCCATCTGCTCCACGTCCCTGTACAAGTGAGTTCTTGACGTAGTGTTCGACAGTAGCCATGCGCTCAAGTAAAGGTTCTAGCACATCCAGTGCGTCACCTGGAACATATATAACGTTTCTTAGCATAGATAAAGCATTTTGCAAAGCTGCGGTTTATCGTACGTCACGGGTACGCTGCTATCTGCCCACGGTAACTCGATTTTGCAAGCCTCAAGTACCTCTTCCAGTGGCTTACGTACGCCCTCGGTGCCAAGCGTGAAGTACCGTTCCCATGGCTGGTCCGTTAAGTTCAGGTAATGTTTTAAACTCGTCTTAGGCGTAGAGTGTCCCATGCGTAACTGTAGCGATATCATGGATTGCGTAGCCTGATAGTAGTACGTTGCGAATGAGTGCCTCATGGCGTCTTTTGGCCAGCGTTTAATACCTGCACGCCTGTATATGCGGTAGAACTCACGTCTCAACTTGTCATATTCAAGAGGTACAATCTTATCGGTAGGCGTAGGCTCGGCTACGTCTACACTTTCTTTGTACGTCTTATCTATCCATGCCCTCAATAGCAGCCGTGCGTTAAGCGGTAGCGGTATTACACGCATGTCATTAGTCTTCGACTTACTAGCAGGTAGCCGTATTACTGTACCTCCTTCCCGCAAATCCTCCCAACGTAGGCGGCATAGTTCATGTGGTCGTACACCACAAAACAAACCTATGACTACGTACGTGAAACACACACCCTCCAGTTCCTCCCACGCTGATTTAAGCAACGCACCCGCTTCTTCGATAGTTAGAATTACAGGGTCAAACTTTTTCGGGTCGGGGCGGCGTACTTGAAACATAATGTCACGGTGCATGTACTCCCTCTTAGTGGCGTACCGAAATAACATCTTTAAATAGTTGTAGTACTGTAGCAGGCTGTACTCGCCTAACGGTCTACTGTATAGCCAATCCTCAATTTCCACGGGCTTGATGTCATGTAGCCAACGTTGCCCTAAAGTCTCGGCTAGCTGCTCAAATCGGTGAAGTGAACGTAGGTACACAGGGGTGTACTTTGGCTGTGTATCCTCTTTGCTTATCTTGCGTGTTGCTAACCTCTTCTTACCTACAAACTCATCGACTAATTTTCCCAAAGTCATCTGGCCACCAGCGGGGTACTTGTGACGTAGCATGTAGGTTACCGCTTCCGTTAAGCTATCCGTTACGCCCTCTTTGGCTAGCAGGTCGTACGCATGGCTGGCGTCGTTCCGCTGTGCCTGCGTAAACGTGTGGTTAGACCCGCCGTCCTCCAGCTCCTCCCGTAGCCGTTTTACCAGGGCGTCACGTGCCGCTACGGTCTCGACAATGTGGCGTTGCCGTGTTGCCATGCGCCGTCCCGTATCAACGTGCCATTTACCTCCTACCAGTTTCACCGTTGGGAAAGATTTCATGGGCTGGGTTGTGGCAATAATGTGTCAACGTGTCAACTAGCCCCGTAAACTTATGAAAATCGTTTATCGCCCAATGTTGGTTATCAACGGTTTAAGTTTTAAGATTTTGACGCTTGCTGGGGACAGGTTGTGTCAACGGTGTGGCAATGATTTTGGCGGGGCTTTTCACTCGTGACAGCCTAGCTGCGTCCACAAAAAAGCCCAGCTTTTTAAGGGCTGGACTTCTTGTTGCGGTGCGTGTGGCGTTTCCCGAAGGATAGACCATGTAAAGCCTTCAAGCGCTAGTTGTACATCCCTACATGCTGCGGTTCACACGTCGGCAGGATTAACGGTAGCTACTCCGTTTTACTGCACGGGTCTCGACTCCCGTAAGGTGGTGGTATAGCAAGGGTGGTGAATACACATACATCACTGCATATGCTGCTTGCTGTCAAAATGGTGGTACGTCCACTTTACCCCGCAGGGTGCGAAACCTCCAACAAACGGTGCACCGTGTGGGTGTGCGATTTACACTACGTACCGTAAATGTCAAAAGAACTAAGAGGAGTTGAGAGCGTAATAGCCTTTATACGATAACGTCCTGTACATACAAGTATACCACATGTATAGTTTTTTGCAATTAAAAGCACAAAAAACCCGCCCCCATGAATAAAAAGGGCGGGCATTTGTGAGAGCCTGCAAAACCAAATGCAGGGTGTTATGTCCCAAAGTGTTTACTCCATGTCTCGGTGGGCTGACTGGGCTAGTGAGTCACGTCCAAAGTGGATTGCATTAAATAAGTCGTCCATAGCTGCACCTAACTTGTTCTGGTCTTTCTTGGCAATGTCCGCAATGGCTACGTGGCATGCACGTATAAAGTGTTGTATGGCTGTTTTCTTTTTGGGCAACCTGCCCGCATTGACGTAGTCCATAAGTATTTGGTAATTCTTAGGGTCATTTGTAAAACTCTTGATAATCTCATCGTACCTGCCATTGCCCGCTGTACCTCCTACAGTTAGATACGGTTTTAGCTTTTCTGCAAGACCTGCAACTAGTGTATCCTCTACCAAAATGTCGTTTTTGGATGGCTGTACATGTTCGTCCCACGTACCCCCATTTAGCATATGGTCAAAGAATCGGTCTTCCCATAGCTGCAAAATAGCTTCCTCACGTTCCTTTCGGGATTTACCAGATACCTGGTTAACCTTAAGATACTCGGGTGTCCAGTCGATTACGGGGGCTGGTAGCCCCATACATGGAAATATAAACGCTTCGGCTACACTTGATGGGTTAGGATTCATAACATATATATACTACCATACGAACGGCTGTACGTCCAGTACTATTTGTGTATGTACACAAAAAAACCCTCACGAGGAGGGCAATTTTGGTAATGGCTACGTGGTAGTGGCTAGTTGTCTTCTTCCTCGTCTTTTCTGTCCACCGCTACGCTGTACTCCCGTTCTGCGTCACTACGTGCCTTACTCCGTGCATGCTCTACGCTGTCTAGAACTATGTCGTCTGCGTGGCAACAACGCCAGATAATCAACTCGATTTCTCTGTTTGATAACAGGAGCCCATATTCCGCATTTTGAACGTGGAGCTCCATATCGTACGTTTGCTTGTAAGCTGTAATCTTAGGTGTCATAGTCGTACTACTCCTTTTAATTCCTGCTGCGTGAAAAATCCCTCTTTTATGTACTGCTGCACCTCGGGGCGGTCTTTGTAGACGGCAAGTACCACGCTGGCGGGTGCGTAGTTGCGTACAACATCACCAGACACTAGCTGCACCTGTACACGGTGAGAGGGGAGGCGGTGGAGGATAAGCGTACTCATTTCTGCTTCCTCCAAGTCCGGTACTCGTCACGGCTGGCGAACACGGCGTAACCTCCGTCTACCTTTGCAATAACCTCCACTTGCGGGTTATTACGCTTAATTAAGCGGCGCATTGTGGTTACGGACAATCCATTTAGGTGATTTAGTATTTTCATAGCGGCATACCCTCCAGTGCTGACTTACTTAGTGGGTTGCCTGCGTCCGCCACACGGTCTACTATCATGGCGTACAGGTTGTTCATGTACTCCCCCTCAAAGCCCCCTAGCTCGTTGGCTAGTTCGTGTACAAGTTTAACTGGCTCTACTTTGTCACTGTAACCCATGGTATGGGCTATATCGCCCGCAAAGGCGGTTAAATTGGCAAAGGCTTGACCCTCGCCATGAATAGACAATTCCTTGTCCCATGTACGCCCGATGGACGTGTTTATATTTTTGGTTGTTGACATAACACCACTATATTAGCAAGTATCCATACGCATGGTAACTTTATTTACTAAATAGTAACTATCGCTTGACAAATGCCAAATATGGTGTACCTAGACGGTGGCGTACGTATCTAGAGGTAACGTTCTAATCACTGTCGGTAGGTACGCATTAATAGCCAAATTAGACCATTTGAATATATACTTGCTGTTTTCGTCAAAGCCCTTACGTGCAAACGTTATGGCGTGCTCGTCTATGTTAAGAATGTCATGGTAGTAACTTGCTGTTGTCTTCTTTCCAATTTTAGGATTGTAGGCCTCGTACTCTTGTGTACACTTGCCCAACATGCCCATAATTTCGTGGTGGGATAGCCCTAGTAGCTCGTTATGCTGGCAAAGTATGGCGATGTGGTTTTCGTCTAGTCTCATGGTGGGTTAAAAATCTACGGGCGTTGCAGGTGGTAACTCGATAGGCTTAGGTGGCAAGTACAGATAGCTTAAGTCTTTTGCTGGTTCTGGTTCAGTTGGAATATCCATTCCCCAGGGTATCCTCGTGTGCCCATCAACCGCTTTTCCAAGCAGAAGGGCTTCTTGCTCTCGGTACCACTTAAGTTCCCTTGCACGTTCAGCAAGTACTTCGCCAAAGCCACTGATTGACATTTTCTTCTTCATCTACCTATTATACTACTTACAGTACGTTATCAAATCCCTCCATGGCTGGGTTGCTCAATAAGTGGGCGCAACTAGCGAAAGGTACACCTGCCATCCACGCACAAATTACGCATATAAACGCTGCTACGGAGCCTCTGGGGGGCATAGACTTAACTTTGGTACTACCGCCTATAATGCCCTCAATTATGCCTAAAACGGGCTTTAAAGCAGGGTCTAATCCTGTGCCAAAGCTACCAAATCGACTACGCTTAAAGATGGCTGTACGCATTTGCCGGCGGAACCCTTTATCCCATGGCATTACACCATGGATAATGTCGTACGACTGTCTAGGCGTGAGCTTAAACGCTGGTACGTCCTGGTACTGCTCGTACTCCTCAAGTGTCGCCGTGTTATTCTCACTTGATACTATCTGCTTATCGTAATAGTGCTGACGCTGTAACTCCGTACGCATTTTCAAGGGCATTTCCACTAGCTCCAAATCGTCATTAAGTATCGCACCACGATTTTCACGTAGTAAGTAGTTAATTTGGTCTAGGCGTACCCTCCTCCCCTTATACATCCAGCACATCCGCCCGCCCGTTGTACGCATACGTTTAGCGAGCTGTAACCGTTCAAGCTCCATAATTTTTTCTTTGGGAGATTGCTTTATGACCTCGTAAAAGTGGTTAAACGCCGTCTTAGCGTCAGGGCGGCAATCAGGGCGTACTTCGCACTTCTCACGAATATAAAGGGCGGCACCAGGCTGTATCACGCCTTTGTACCAACGTAGGCTATTCATCTCGATAACCTTTCCACGTTTCCATGTGTAGTCCAAAAGTCGCTGGTTTTTCTCGTCCCAGTTTGTACCTATGATGTGCATGTGCAGATTGTTCTTGTCGCCATGTATCCCCCAGTAAACCGCCGGTGAGTGCTTGTAGTACGCTTCGATGTACTGCATACCTGCATTCTCTAAGTATGGCTGTGCCTTAGCGTACTCGTCAGGGTCCAAAATATCCCGCATGGACAGTACGGTATGGCGGTGTTTGTAGCTGCTACGCCGACCGCCTTTGTACGCACCGTCAATGATTTTACTGATAAACTTGTGGTCTAGTAATTCGGCACTAAGCCCCTGGAACGCTGTACCATAAAAGCCACGTTTAAGTACACGGTGGTCCGTATCCAAGAGTTCAGTTTCGACAACCTTGTTACGTGCCCTGAAACTATCTATGTGTTTAACGATTGCCGCACAGCCCTTTTTATTAAGTTTCGGGAGTATGACGGTTAGAAACCATGCGTACTTAAAGTTTTCTTGTTCGGTGGTGTAGTTCATACGAAATTGTGTTTGTCTATTTCTTCGATTACGTTGTTAACTTCTGCCCATGCGATGTTGCTGTTTATGTGGGCGAATACGTTGACTTTTGCGTCTACAATGCGTTTACGTAGTGGTATGCGGTCGGGGCGGGATAAATATAGGTACAGGTCTTGAAACTTAGCATAATCGATTACGAGGCGTTCACGTTTCCAAGGGTCAAGCTGTACCATCCAAATGTCATGGCAACGGTGAGGTAGCTGAATATGGATGGGTGTTTGCTTTAGATGGAGTTTAATAGCTCTTACAACCCGCATGGCAAATTGCTGTACGGGGACGGTTGCATGGGCTGTACCTAATTCCTCAATTCCCGTGCAGAGCTGGTAAAGTGTTTGGGCGAAGTTTATGTGTTCTAAGGCAAACTCATTCGGGGTTAGGGTGGGGTAGTCTTTTATGCGGTCAACGATGGTAGATATTAGATGGGCTGTACGTTTATTGGGACTGTCGGGGTGGTAACCTTTGTCGTACTCTTTTTTCCAGGTGTTGTGTAGTTTCGTGGACACCTGTAGTTCTATCTGGTGGGCTGGTGGGGTAGGGGTAATGGGGTTCATAGAAAGTTGTACTTGAATAGGTAGCCTGCGACTGTACCTAAGAGACAGCCGAAAGAGAAAGCCCTTGCATGTGAAGTGCGTATCCAGCACCACATAACTATGGCGAACAGTACTGAAGTTTTACCTATGCTGCGGTTGAATATTACGTGAGCGGGTGGTTGCTGTTGTACTATCTCGTTAAGTTTTTTAGCGTAATTCTCGTTGGCTATGTCCACTGTTTTTGTGAGTTTCATAAGACTATTGTACAGCATGCAAAGCAGAGTTTCGGAGTAAGCATAATACATGTGCCAGATAGCTATCTCCTCCGAGATAGCGGAAATACGTTTCGCCTACGGCGATGATTTTAAGGCATTTCTATGCTGTACACTAGCCCATGAATTACAAAGGCAAAATCACTGAAGACCACATCGAGCTTCTATCCGAAAACAAAGACGGACTGGGCTTATCGTTCCACGAAATTGTACTACTCAAAGACACTCAACCTGGAGCCGTCAAAATTGAACGCTGGATTAATCGGCTGGACGAGTTTTACAACGTGGCGTGGATTGGTTCAATCAATCCACTAGGCGTAAACTTAGTGTACGAAATCGAAGAACTAAACGAACGCACAACGTCCTTTTTCACGTGGAAAGAAATATCACTCCAAATGTTCGCAGAAGACTTGAAAGATTTTAAACGCATGCTCTTTGAGGGTGTCGTACGAGACCAACGGTGCAGCTCTATTGAGTCTTCCCTGGAGCGTCTAAAGGCTCAAAATACATGCGTGCTGGCGTATCGTGTACACTGTAACTTAACATGACACTGCCGCCCTCCACGCTTAAGTTTGGGGCGTACAAAACCTACACCGTAGCCCGTGCCACCCATTGCCCAATAGGTAGGCTGGAGGGGCTTACAATCGATTTAGAGGCTGGCAAAACGCCCCCCGCCATCTCCACCCTCCTTGTCGATAATCACGCCCAATTATGGCAAGTAACGGGCTGTACGTCCACTGGGCGTATCCACCTGCTAGAGTACCGCCCGCCAAAAGTGGTACCTGTAAAATTGGTGAAGTTCGGGCTGGTGGGTAGACTTATAGACATCTAGTGCTGTATAATATCGGTACTATGGATATTACAGAAATTGACAATGAGTTGGACATATTGGGGTACGCATTAAGCAAGGCGACTGACTGGGACCACAAAGAGGGACTGCGCGCACGCTGTAACGAACTCTTGGATATGCGTAATCGCCTGACAAAGAAAAAGGTTGCGGTGCGTCCTGCGTCACGTTTATTCCGTGGCCATGCTTCCCCTCGTACTTGAACCCACAGATAAACCCAACTTGTCACAGCTGCGTATCGGTAGCTTGATAGTCTTTTATTCTTACCATGACCCAATAGGGTTTATGTCGGCTGGAAAGGTAGTAGTGAGTGAGCCTACTACCAAGACTTCGCTGACATCACGTAGGCACCATAACGCCTTAGAGCCTACGCATAACGCACGTATTGCACCACAGCTGTTTATGCAGTTACTGGATACGGCTATGCGTACGGCGTGCCGAGAGGTCGCAAAAAATCCCGCACCTTTTCCGGTGCGGGACTTGTGATAGGCTGACTAAGCTTACTTAGCGTCAGGCTTCTTGTTGGGCTTAACCAGACCTAACGCCTTTTTGTCGCTGTTAATCGTACCCACCACTACACCGCAATAATCGGCTGTAGCTTTAATCGTCTTTTTCTCCGCCAGTGCCTGTTTCACGTACTCCCTGCGTTTGGTGATATCGTCAAATCGTGGTACCAGTTTAGGCTTGCTGGGTTTAGGTACCGTGACGAAAGCTGCGTTCAGCTTAGCGTCAAAGTCTTCCAGTCCCTCGTACCCGTGTTTTTTTACCAGTTCATCCACCGCCCGTTTCGTATCAATAAGCTTCTTTTTTGCAGCCAAAGCAGCTTGTTCTTGTGCAAATAATTCTTCAATGTTTGTCATGCGAAGTAGGGATGTACAATCGTTGTGCATGTGTCAAGCAACAAAAAACCCAAGGTAATCTGGTTACCCTGGGCGTTTCGTTTACTGCTGGCGGGTACGACACCGCTGCGAAATTAGATACGTGTAATCTTGTACACCCGTCCGTCACGTGTTTTTGTTTCCTGCACCATTGCAGGCTGGGCTTCTGCTAGCTTACGTAAGCCTTTACCAAGTTTCTCGTGGGACAAATCTTTCAAGAGTGCTTTCATTTTATCAAGACTGGACATTTCCGTAAGCAAATCCGAGGGGCGGTATATTTGGCTGTCACCTACCACCCATCCCAAGCAATCCATGTAGTAATTAAGCAAGTCCTCGATAGTGGCATTACTTGCGTCCATGCGTCCATCGATAATAAGCGATTCGTGGGCATAAGGTGCCACTCCGAAGCGATAGGTACCCTCGGTATGCTTTGGGGGTGTCCAGTTCATTAACCACTGTAGGAATGCAGGTAGCTGCGTGATTAGGCGTTCGCTCATGCCTTCCGTGACGTTAAACGGGGTTACCTTAAAAAGTAACATCTTACCCGCCATGTCCTCGTCATATTTAGGGATAACCGATAATCCACGTTCTGTCATGTTGCAAAAAATAACAATGGGTGTGCAGTTGTAAGCTTTGGTTTTATCGGCACCCTTGCCCTCTACAACCTTTGCAGGCTCGCAAATAAGGTTATTGATAACGCTGGTATGCTCCTCACGCTTGTCGTACTCTACGTACAAGTCATCACAAAACCAAATGGGGGCGCACATTTCGGTACTATTAAAGTTGTCGCCTGCCAACATTTGCTTAATGCTGAAACTATCACCACTTAAAATGGTGTCGAAAAAATGTTCGCCTAGAAAAGACTTACCAGAGTTAGGCGGACCTGCAACTACCAAGAGTTGGCAGGGTCGGGGCTTTAGGTTGTAGCGGTCCATGTACATACGTTTAACCCACGCCAAGAAGTAGTCTAGCTGCTTGTCGCCAAATAGCCCTTCTAGTAAATCCTGTACGTCCTTGAAGTCGCCTGGAGCTGCCGAAGGCTGCATAACACGCTTGTTCGCCATGTTAAATATAACCTTGTTTACATCCTTAACACGGCTGAACGGCTGTTTGCCATCGGGACGGAAAAGCTCGTAACGTATGCTATCCACTCGATTGTAGGCGTTAATGTGACCTACAACCTCGTTACGTGTTGGGTACTCAATCTCCTCCATGGGTTCGCCGTCCTCGTTCTTTGGATTGTCCCAAGGGATACCCATTTGTGTTTCCATAAAAAGCATAAGCTGCCTGTCCGTCTCACTGACGAAGCAACCCTTGTGGTCCCGCCTCCAGTATTTCTTCCCATCGAACACAGTAGCGTCACGAAACGCAATAATCTTAGCCAGGTGTTTCATCCGCTCCTCGTTACGGGCTGCACTTGCTTCCAAGTCCGCCGTAGTTGCAAAAGGTACTGCACCCTTGTCAAGTATGGCAACAATGAGCGTGCTGGATGTAGTGTGCATACGTTTCGTCCACCGTACGTAGTGTAGCCACGCACCATAATCGATTACGTTTTTAGTCTCGATAAGCTTATTAGCCCACCACACTGCGTCACACTTAATGTGGTAGACCATCTCCGCATAGGCTGCGGGGTTAGTAGTCTTAAGCAAAGCGAAAGCCGCCTCGCCAACTTTAGTGGAGATAGCTTCTGCTTCCTCGAAGCTAACCTCCTTAATCTTCTTTTCGACCTTTGCAGGTTTGGTTGGAGTGGTGGTTGCCGATGTTGGGACATCCACGTTCATCATATAGTCTTCTGGTTCTAGTAATTTGTCGTACATAACAATACTACTATACATCTTAAAATCTAAAAAGGGCATTTTATTTACAAAAATCGTACTTATACGTACTTCCGCACCTTAAGTGTATATAAATCATGTAACTTATGGCAACGTGCGGAAGTGCGGAAGGTGCCACTTTTGGAGCTTCCGCATTTTTAGGTACATATAAGTAACTATCTTTACTAGTACTTATGACATCGTGCGGAAGTGCGGAAGGTTCTCTTATCTCAATATATAAATAAATAAATAATATATATATATAGGGAGGGGTATAGCCACGTGATGGGACGTGTGCGTATAATGGTTGGAATAAAAACACGTTTTTACTTCCGCACTTCCGCACTTTTCCACAAATATCTACTATTACAGTACTTAAACGTATGGTATTTTGCGGAGGTAGTAAATAACCACTTCCGCAAGCTTCCGCACTTCCGCAAATAGTACTGGACGTATAGCCTGGTTGGTTGTATGCTTAAGGAGTTATGCCCTCAAAATTCCTCGTTAACCTAACTGTAGCCCAAAAACAGCTACTTACATCCCTTTCCCTTTGCAACGGCTTAGAGTTCTCCGCCTTTGACGTTAGCCAAGAAGCAGCCGTGCGTATCGTATGTAAGCAAAGTATCCACCTTCTAGCTAACTATAAGCACGAACAGTTTGATAAGCCCACAAACCACCAGTCTCACGAACTCGCTAGGAAAATACGTGTTGTAGCCCAGATGACAGCGAAATATCAAAAATGGAGCGATAACGGTGTTATGGGCAAGAAGCTATTTTACATTACAGAGCCTAACCTTCGACCACCAGTAGCGTTTGACGGCATGTGTAGAACTACCAAGGCAATGACAATGCACACCCTACTAGAGCTGACAAAGTGCGTATGTTGGTCGCATAAAGATAATCAGGAGATACGGCAACAGTTTAACAATCACCTTATGCGTTTGTTAATTGAAGAATTACCACTAGATAAGGCTATGGAGCTTAACGGTACGTACGAGGTTATGAGCCTACACGAAGTACTAGCACTAAAAAAATGTATAAAATAGTACTGGACACGCAGGCTGAAACGGGTTAGTATATGTATATGCACAGGTAGTGCATAAAACCAAAAAACCATGAATACCAAGACCCTCACCCCCACCACTCAGACATACGATTTTAGCCACCAAGTGGAAAATCACCCTGCAAAGTACGATGGTACCGAGTTTGGACCCTTTACAGTACAAAACCAAGCAATTAGACTAGCCAAGTTTTACGTGCCTAACCAAGAACTTAGCCAGGAAGAGACAACCCAGGCGATATGGGATTTAGCACTAGAGCAGCTAGCACCTGTCCGCCAAGCTATCGATGACGAACGTGAGGGTATGTACGTAGAATTCATTGCAGAGTCATTACGTCAATCACTCGATGAGGTCATTAAAGAAGCTCACGTAGACCGTATTTGTGATTTAGAGATGGCAAAAGTTCCCAGCACACTTGATGGATACACTTTCTGGAACTCACAAGAACAAAACTGGGGAAAAGTCTACCCATACTTTGACGACAAGTTAGAACGTCTAGTAAGCGAAATATGCAGCAAGTATGACGCACTAGTAAAGTAAGTCACCTCACAGCACACCCCCAAAGACCGCCCGCACACGGCGGTTTTTTTGCGTGTACAATACCCCCATGGACTTACCCGCACAAGACGCAGCTTACAAGGAGCTTGCATGTGCGATAATCATCTCCACCGTGGATGAGCTTACAGCCTGCATTGCACGTGGACAGTACGAGGAGCCAGAGGACTACGAAATGTACGCTAGCTTTGTGTCTACGGGATTGCCTCACCTGGTAGCCAGTATGCAGTTAGACTTTAGTACTGCGCAAGTCCATGCTGTACAATATAAATTACAAGCACTTATGGCACAGTTACCTAAGCCGCTTGCCAGCCAAAAAATTACCATGAATACTACCACTACAGAGACCACAGCCCCTATAACCAAGCGTACCCACGCTTCTAAAGAAACACTCGCAAAGATACACCAACACATGCGTAACGCACTAGAAACGGGTACAAAACCTGACTTGCCTAGTCTATGCACAGCTTACGACATGAAGCCTGCTACCGTCTACGCCCACTGGATGAAAATTAAGAAGGAGGCTAAAGCAGTCAAAGCACCAACGCAAGCTGTATACAAGCGACGTGGACGCCCTGCTAAAGGGAATATTGTTACTAACGTCGAACTTAGGCTACCTGTAGAACGTAAGGAAACCCTTTGGCAGCGTTTTAAGCGCGGTGTGCGTGTTATACTAGGTTATGATTGCTAAATATACAGCCGAAGAGTTGCGCCAGTACCGACAAACCTTTATGGTAATGATGGAGCTGTACCCAGCAATCAAACATTGTGGGTTTTACTACTGGTTCCGCAAAAACGGCATGCCACTGGATAACCTTGAAGACGCCAAAGAGTGGTACGAACAGCGGGTAGCCCTGGAAGCCGAAGAAGACCAATTACAGGCAGAACTTGAGGTAATGGACGTAGAGTACCGTACAGCGGTTAAAGAAGCGTGGAATGAGCATGTAACCGCATGCACAGACAAAGAAGAAGCCCCGTTAACGTTTAATCAGTTTGCGATGAAATTATTTGGGCTGATTATGTCCACTCCTGAATGCAAGGCAGCTAGAGGTTCACGTGAAATGCTAGCCGATGAAATGGGGGCGTTTGCATGTTGCACACGTCAAAACATAGATATTGCCGTACGTGAGGCAGTTAAGAAAGTACAGCGTAAAATACCACGTACGTACCGTGGCGAGCTTGACAAGGTGTAAAGTATGGTGTAGGTGTCAGCCATGCTACGACTACTTGGCTTTGCCCTATTCCACGTTTTTACGGGTACTTATAAAGTACTGCACTTTGTCGCACTTGCGATATTTGTGTGCATAATCGAGACTATCAACCAGCTAGACCCTAAGGATTAGTAAGCTTCAAAGCTTCGTCCCTGTACTTTTTACGGAGTGCAGGGTTCTCCATTTGCTCCGTGTGGCAGCGGCGTAGTAACTCCATGGTACGCTCTAAGTCGCAATCGTTATCCTTTGCCCAGTCCGCAAGCTTGTAGTACAGCTGGTGGTACTCAAAGGCTACTTTTTTAACAGGTACTTCAAGGATTACAGCTATGTCCTCGTCATGCGTTTTATCGTCCACGGTAATGGACTGGATGACGCCCAGCAGTTGCTTTGCACGACGTAACTTCGCACGCTTTGCGTAAATCTGTTCAGCCTTTGCACCCGCCGCAGGGTCCCACTTTGGAGCAGGGGTTGCAAGTATGGCGTTAAAGTCGGTATCAAATAGTGTATTCATAGATACATACAGCGTACACCGAAGCAACGAGCGTGTCCATAGCTAATTGCAAAATAAATGCAAATAACGTATGGTATACTTTAGGTACTATGGAAAAATCACCTATTGAGCATATCGCACAAGCCAGCGTATCGCACTCCGCTATTGCATTACAAATTCAGGAAATAACGGAACTCCACGCAGCTTTTAACGCAACCTTTCACACGGCAATGTTTGACCTAGCCGACCGCGCAGTAGTACTAGGCAAAAAGCTTATCGCACTCCGCCAAGTGGTAGACCAGGACGAGTCCCGCCAATGGGTGGCATGGGTAGAAGCCAGCTTACCTATTACAATCCGCCAAGTGCAGAAGTATATCAAGATTGCCGAGCACGAGTACGAGTTGCCAGCCATTAAAGCAAGCTACAAAGGGCTACTTACCGTAAACGTGTTAGCCAAGCTTGTAGGGGTTAAGGCGGACGATGAAACAGCCTCCGCACCCGTTGAGAAGATTGACCCTTTCACACCCGAAAACGTAGGACGTACGTTTAAGGACTTAGATATTTTACGCCTAAAACGCAAGTACGACACCCTTGTACTTGCCGCTAATTCGTCCGCCCAACAACTGAAAACACGTGCCAGCGTGCTACGAGACGTAGCCATAGACATCGTGCAGGGTAACCCCGTAGATGACGAGGATTACAATCAGGCGTTAGAAATTATCAATGCAACCCTATAACCCCGACTCCATACGCCCCGACCAGCAAGCTAAGCATAACGCAAACCCCCACGAAATAGGGAGCGACACAGACGAGTTCGACCCTATTGAGGGGCTTACCTATGACGACATTAACCAGCAAGGGTTAGTCGAACCTAGGTACATTGCACTGGTAAACTTTGTGGCACAACTTGCCCAGGTTAACGAGTCACGCCCTGGATTAGGCAACGCCGCAGCGTATCGGCTCATTGACCTAGTTAAGGAGCTACCCGACCAAGTGACCCAGCTTATCGGCATACTAGAAAGCCTAAAGGAGCTACACGAAGAAGAGTGCTTACCCGTGGCAATTAAGACCCTAGACCTACTAACCACGACTAAGACCCATTATGCGTACAAAACCCTTGTAGCAGCTATTACAGGCATGTCCGCACCCTCACCGCAGGGAGAAGCCCAGTTGCGTAAGTGCAGTAGGCAAAACATATGGGGAGATATTGCCGAGGGAGTGGCAAACATCCCCGCAGAGTTTCAGCCTATTGTACAAGCGTATCGTAAAGCTTTCACCGACAAAACGCAGACAGGCAAGAAACAGCAAAAGGCACGGGTTATACGGGCAAAGAAAGCTAAGTACGTAGCCCAAATATGGACAATGGGCAAGAAAGGGGCGTCCGTTAATTCCAGCCATTACATTGTTAAATGGCGGATAGATGACGGCGAGTACATAGTTTTTAAGGACATTGAGACTAACATTATTAAGCGGTTAAAGCAAACCAGCGTACGCATTATTGAGCTAGGTACGAATATCGAAGTATTTGGGCCAAATGCGAGTGCAAACAATGTAGTACAATAACAGCAGTTATGAAATCACCTACCAAAAAGAAAATTAACAAGAAGAAGCCGATACGTACCGCCAAGGGTCCAAGTATTAAGTTCAGCGAGACTATTTGGCTTATGGTATGCGGTACCAAGTCCACGGGATACGGTGTAACCATCTCACCGCACCACGACCCGAAGCAATGCGTACCTTTCCAGCGGGTATTCGCCAAGTACCTGGAGAAGCAAGGTATACCCGTAGATGACCCCGTAGAGGCACCGTTATTCGTATGCTTTCGTACTGCACCAGCCTACATGCCCTTTGTCGAGTCACCAAATAGTACTTTTACATTCCTTAATGACCTGATGAGTGCAGCTATTGAGGATTACAAAAAGACCGTAGACGCAATGCCAAAGGATGATACGAGCAGTAACCCAACACAATGAGCCGTACACGTGAACAAATCGAAGCGTACATAAAGATGTCGCACGAAATACTAAAGGAGCTTAACGAAGTAGATAGAGCCATTGCCGTAGCGTCACTTAGTACCGACACTAACGCTACAGCCGTGTTACAAGCACTGCTAGCCCATCGCAAAGACCTATTAAGCCAAGAACTACCCTTTTAACCATGACTAAGAAAACCAAAACCATAGAAAGTGGAGTAATCCCCACAGAGATACACACCAGCAATAAAGAGTTTAACGAGGAGTACGCCGCCGCCGTTAAACGTCCAAAAGACCCAACTAAAGGCAGTACAGGTCATTATCTAAGTGCATCCGAGTTGGCTAAGCTAAAATGAGCCGTGGAAGACGCCTTACCACAGCCGAGTTTGCCGCCCTTTCTACCCAATGGAGCGTATCCCGTAAAGTTGGTAGTACTATGCAAGTGCCCAAGCTGGAACGAGCTAAACAGAAAAGGGCGGTGGGGGCGTCACTCATTAAAAGAGGCTATGAGGTCCGCCGCTTTCACATCCATTACACAGTCTATAACAGCCGACTCATGGACCAAGAGAATATCTGCACTAAGTACCTCACAGACGCCCTCATTGACGGAGGAGTCATTGACGCAGACGAATGGGGATACCTCACAGTCAGCATTGACCAAATCAAGTGCAAAAAAGCGGAAGAACGCATAGAAGCACTAATTACACTTAAACCATGAAAATAACACAAGAAGCAATAAGCATATTTGGTATCCATGCAGATAACTTAGGGCTAAGCCTGGAAGAGTTAGCTGCCCTGCATAACAATTTAGGTAAAAGTACAAGGCCTGTAACGTCAGCACGCAACAACATGGGCTTTGAGCTTATGTCAGTGACACCTACGCATATCACACTCAGCGTTACAAGGCGTACATATGGTTCACAGCAGATTAAGCACGTGGAAACGTGGCAAGTGCCGTTTAACACGCTTTGTTACATGTACGAACCAGACAATTACTGCCAAGTAGCTAGGTATATTAAACAAGCACTAGAAGCACTAATTACACTTGAACCGTAATGTATACTAGTAGACATGATACTTACAAAAAGAGAAGTTAATATACTGAAGCGTGTTAGAGAAAAGTACAACATACAATGTGAGGGGAAGCTTAAGGAGGGCCAGCTAGTTCAAGCATTACTAGGACTAAATGACGATTACGCATATATGGCTAATCGTTCGCGCATTCTATATGATAAAAAGCCTAGAGAAAAGATGGTTTGCGTTGTCTATCCAACGGAAGAAGTGGTGCAGGCTGTCTATCTAGACGCAATAACTGACTACTTCACGTTAAACCTAAACTGGATGCCGCTACTCATACGTTACGCAGATTTTAAGGGACTGTCATATCATGAAGTCATGCAGCTTGTTGGGCTTGGACTTAAGGTACCTGCAAGTATTAAGAAGGCCACAGACGAGTATGAAATGACCAATGTGATGCACTTTATACATAGTGCCAAGCTCTACAGGGACGCACAGATAGCGTTTGACACGGCATAATGTATACTAGTACACATGATACTTAAACAACGTCACGTGCGCATAATCCATATGCACGCACCCGTTCACGGCAAGGACAGCTACTACTATAAGGAGAACCAAGCGAACCTAGCTAAGCTTAAGGTAGGTGCAGTGGTGCCGTGGCTAATGAACATAACGCCTGCATATGCGTACCTAGCTAGAGATACGGCAGGTGACTACTATGTAAGGTACCCAGCTAACGAAGTAGCAAGCTTAATCGTAGGTAGGGTAGGGGACACCGACTACATAGAGCTAACGTTAGAGTGGTTGCCTGTACTCATGCACTATGGGGCAACACACGGGCTATCGTATCACGAGACAACCAGCTTACTAGGTCTATTCGTACCGGCAGAGACTCACAATATACGAGGGCATACGAGGAACGCACAGTACGTAATTACTGCTATAGGAAGTAATGGCATGGTTAAAGTCGAGCACACGATCCACGGAGGCAGCTTCGAGGAGGAACACCCAGCGGATGAGATGATAGGACTAATGGACCAAATAGCGGGGGCTATCAAGTTTCGTAAGCTACAAGAACAATACGATAGCAAGTACGCACGTAACACACCACAGCAATAGAGTAATAGGAGTTTAGGGTAGATAAAATGGGCAAAACATGGCAAAAATAGCCAAAAATGCGTGTTTTATAGCCCTTTGCATGCTGAAAAACCTTAAAATTTCCCCACGAAAGTACTATTTTATAACACATACTACACAGCATGCACACACGTGAGTAGTCAGCAACGGTAGTGATGAAAAATGCGAGAAAGTACAGAATAAAACAGTCAGTCAGCAAGTCCTCAAATATACGCAAAAAGCGGCAAAAACAGCCTAAAATGACCAAAAACAGGGCAAAAAGGGGGTAAAATGAGCCCTTTTGGGGGGTAAATCATGCATGCAATCAGTACAGTCGTAAGCTGAATAGTTTGTTAGTACGCTGTCACTATCAATATATCACTGCATGCAACGCAGTACGCTGTATAAGTAATTCACACGCTGCACGCCAACCCACCCCCCATCAAGGTACTTTCTAGCGAAAAACAAGCTAAGCATGACGCAAGGCA